GTATTATGTGATGTTTATGTTTCATTTATTTTATCCTGTTATAAATATTTATAACAGGATAGATGTTATTTAGGCCCACTCAAGGGCTTCTGCAACGGTGGGAAACTGTTCAACAAAGATCTTCTTGCAATCATCTGCAATCCGCATGTGTTCCAGTTGAGTACCGTTTGCACTTCTAAGATTAATATAATGGATCCAAGAACGGCAAGAACCTGACATATAGATCCTGGTAGGAGTTGCAAGAGGCAACACAAAACGAGCGCACTCCTTTGCAATATCTGCATCAAGAAGTTCTTTGTAGAGTTTCATCCCTGCTTCAAAGTGATCATTGATTTTCAACCACAGATCTTCTTTCAATTCCTGAGGAAGATCATCGGTAGAATTCTGACGGTTTTTGGTATCCTGACGACGAAGTTCGGGGACAGGAATACTTTCTCCAAGAAGAGAACTATCGGCATAACGTTGCGAGAACTCCTGATAGGTGAATGAACGGTGACGGAGGATCTGGGCCGCAATCGCCCTGGTAGTCTCAATCTCAAGCGTCATGAAAGACTGTTCAAAGACGCTCCAGTGGTTGTGTTTGATACAGTACCTCAAAAGACCCGCATAGTTATCGTTCTCTTGATTGGCGGGGTTAGAGACGCGAGCCACGTATGCCATGGTCTTCTCTGCGTCTGGTGTCACACTGATCAGTTTTACAGTCATTTCTTTACTCAATCCCAACTAACATTTTGAACCAAAAATCCTGGCATTACATAGGTCCAGGCACCTGGGTCACCAACTCCACCAACTTTATACTCCCACTTGTACTCAAACTTATTGTGACTATCCCAAGTCATATAACCTTGTTCTTTATCAAACCGACCCTTGATGGTAAGAGAGTGTTTGTTGGAGTAGATGTTACGAGTACGCAATGCACCACCCTTCTCACGGGTTTCAATTACTACACAAGTATCTGGGTAAGTGGCAAGACCTTGTTCCAACATGCAGGGAGTTTCATATCGAAAAGGTCGATAAGTTTTTTCAGGAGTTGCAAGTGCAGGAGATGCAAAGAGAAGTGAAGCAATAATAAAAAGTTTTTTCATCATTCCTCGGTGGACTTTTTCTTTAACTTACGGATGCGTTTGAGTTCCTTCAGTTCTGCCTTGATCATTTGATAGGCAGTCTCTGAGTTTATCTTGTCACCTAGTTCCATGGCAACAATAATGTCAACCCTAGTTCCAAAGTGTGATAGGGCCTTTTCGAAACAATCTAGATCTTCATACATCGTAGATCCTATACCTCCCATAGTCAGTGTAATAAGCCTTGAAGAACATAATGACACCTGCAGAGATTTCATTTCCCTGTGAGACCCAATCATGGGCACACTCATAGATTGATTGGGATGAATACTTTGGAGAACCATCTTCACTTAACTCTCCGCCAAATTTCTGGAGGAGAATATCAAGAACTTCTTGTCGTAGTTTCATTCGATTATCACCATATCTCCAATCGGTTCTCATAACATCTCAACCAGTTTGTAATGTTTATGGTGATCTCTTTCACCAGTGTAAGTTTTATGGAGGTTTTGTTTAGTAAGACTATGTTTCTTACAGAAATTAGTGAGATTTTCTATTTCAAGTAAAAAACCCTCTGGAGTTTTCACTAACCACCTTTTAGAATTATCTGGAATTTTAAAAACATTATTCCTAATGGCATCATCGATATTATCTTTAATAGTTCCCCAAGCAAGATTACTTAGTTGATTATTATCTTTATCATCATCAAGATGTCTAACAACTTCGAAGTTATTTGGGTTTGGTATAAAAGCTAAAGCTAATAATCGATGAAGAGATGTATGTTTTCTTTTTCCAGATATATGTTGGAGAGAATAACAAGTGTATCCTCTTCTATGTTTTACTCCACTAATGAATTCTTTTTTCTTTAGAGAGAAAACTTTTCCATTTGAATGGATTTCATATCCAGGAAACTCTTCAAGAATTTTTTTAGAGACCATCTCCATCATCATCGTTTACTTGATAATAAGTAAAATTATTTAGTGATTTGATATGGTCATCATCATCATCTTCAAATACTTCATCATAATCACTTACTTTATAATTTATATCTTGAAGGTAAGACTGAGTATCTGAATAGATTTCTGATTCAAGTTCTTCTACTACCTCTCTTAAAGCGGCTAATAGAACTTTAAGCTTGGCTTTGTTCATGTCCTTTGAACCCTTACAGAGTTATTGTATCTAGATTTCGGGGTCTTGGCAAGCACAAAAAAAAGAGGGAGACCTCAGTCCCCCTCTAGGTTCCACATCTTCTCAAACCACTCATCTAAGTGGATGACGTAACATGACCAATAATTACACCCTCTGTAAGTGAGTTGATAACAGGCGGGTGGCCTGTTATCTCTATCCATATCATCAGTGTGATATGTGTAGTTCTCCATTACTTTGTACCAACCAACTGTGCAAGTTGTGCCTGGTGACGACGGGTTTCTTTTTGTTGCTTCTCTTTAATGAGTTGCAGGAAGTTCAGCTTTTGCATCACTTGTGCCCCTCCTTTACAAACTTGACGCCACGATAGACTTCATTTTGTTGTTGGGGTTGTTGCATCATTTGTTGTTGATACTCCAGACGCTTCTGGGTATCATACTCGATGCCACGATAAACGACTTTAGACATTAGGGTTCTCCTTAGTTTTTTAGGTTAAAGAGCGTTCCTTCAGTCGGCTTTTGCGTCTATTTTACATTCCTTCTTTGTCACTTGTCTAAGTTCCCATATGATATCATTCCTAATTTGAGGACTGATACCTTGATAGGTGTTAACTCTGGACATGATCAGTTGTGCCTGGAGACACGTTAGAAGGAGTGTTTCCATAGATGAACGTTCCGTTCCGAGTCGGCTTACTTCCGTTCGTTATTCGCAAATAACGAATGAACGTAAGGTCATAATAGACCTGTTAGATTATATAGTCAAATACTTTTGTAACTTATGTTACAATTCTGGGTTCTCTTCATATTCCTTAGTAAGTCTGTCAATGATTGTCTCTTGACCACTAAGTTTTTGAATTTGAAACAGATTTGACTTTGTATATTTCTTAAGTTTCTTATATCTCTTTACAACTTTCTTCATCTCTTGCATGTTGACAGTGTAGTTGTCAAGGTTTTGACGAGGATCAGTTACCTCAACCTCATCAACCATGTCACGACCACCAACAAAGCCACCAGTCTCGGCTACTTTGAATTCTGGCTTGTATCCACCAGCACCAAGACCAAGTTGTTTGTTTTCTTCTTCTCTTTTCTCTGCTTCCTCAAGCATCTCTTCGTGTGTCATTTCTTTTTCTTGTCAGATTCATTTCTAGACATCCAAAGTTTAGGATTGACGTTACCATCAGTCCACTTCCAATGTTGAATTACATTATAACCAAAAACTTCATGGTATGCATCGAAGATAGGAACTTGAAGCCCCATCACGATGTCATACCATGTTTCATCTCCATCTTTACAACAAACAAGATAACTTGAAGATGGTAAAGATTTATCTTTTGCAGCTTCTGGATCGCAGTTGGAATGGATGACGGTGGCGCCCATCCGTTTCATCTTCTGGACATCACCGCTTCCTAATACCATCAGGACCTCCAACCCCAGTTGATCTCTGGGAAGGCCTCTGCAACTACGTCCTTAGTTAGTGCGTACTTATCAGACAACTTCTTATCTTTGGTAAGACAGATGACCTCAGCTTCCTCAGCATGAAGACGTTCCAGAAGTTGAATGAACATACTCTCACGACGCAGAGGTGCAAGACTATCATTACCACCTTTGACAAAGTGATAAAGGTTCTTGTACTCAGAAGTCAGTCGATTGTGATCAGTCCCTTTTGGAGCCTCATTGGGATTATAAGGAACTTCACCCTCAGGAAGCATACTCTTTGCAGTATCGTCAAAATTCCAGATAAGAATAGAACGAAGTGCAGGAGAATCATACTCCTGAAGGATCTCAATTTTTTTAGCCTTTGATCGGGCTTTTGTTACAGCATCAAGAATTTCACTCACCAACGGATTGGGAGGTAATTTAGTTTTCGTAGCAGGCATGATTACTCGTCGTCTTCGTAATAATTTTCGTCGTCGATTACAAATCGAAGTGCAGTTAGTTCGGTACTAAGTAAGTTTCCATCCGTATCATACATTTCAGGATGGGTTGTGACTTGCGCAGTTTTAAGTTCCATGTATTCGTTGTACTTTTCACTTGCAAACCATCCAACCACAAACCCAACTAATGTACCACCCAGGCAGAAGAGGGTGGAAAAAACAAGCGTTACTCCTATTAACATTTTCCTATCCTAGAGAGAGACAACAAATGAAACTTACTTACATCCTCCCAACTCTCTGGTTTATTTAGAGACCTTCTTGCGTCTTCCAGGTTTCTTATCATGACTGTATTTCCAGGCATCTTGAAGTATACCATAGAGATACTCTTTGATCTTCCTGGCTTGAGGCTTTGGAATGTGTCCATAGGCCTCACGTAGAAATTTGTGATTGTAGTCACTTCCACCCTCAAGATATTCCTCTAGTTCATTGACAAGATCACTGAGTTCAGTTGCAGTTGAACTAGTAATAAACTCTTCTACTTCAGCTCTTTTTGTTCCACGAACTTTTAGATAGTCATAAAATTTTAGGACAAATTGTCCTTCAAATGCATAGTCAATGGCTCGGTCAACGTCGTAGTAGAGTTCACTGGTCATTACACAATCCCTTGTTCTCGTAGATATTTTACAGTGTCTGTACACCCACCTAGTTTGTGATCATCCATGACCACCTGAGGGAACGTAGATCCCTCACCAAACTCACTATAGAATTGATCACGATCAAAGTCAACATTAAGTTTGTATTCAGTAAACATTAGATCCTTACCAAGAAGAACCTGTTTGACCATCTCACAATAAGGACAGCCTTCTTTAGAATAAACAGTGAATGTCATTTCTTTATATATCAGTTGATTTGGTTTTCACACCTAGAATAAAAAGTTCCATTAACGTAACAAGATTTACCAGGTTCATAGTACCTGGTAATTTGTGGTTGTGATCTATCAATCACACAGTAATCACCTTGACCAGTGATAAACTCATTCGCACAATACTGTAACAGAAATGGTGCCAGAATTTTAAGAGAATACATGAAGGTCTGTGTGACGGACTTCCTGTATCATACCATCCCTGAAGTACACATGACAAGAGGGCCACTTCGAATAGTATGCGTCCCATTTGGCAGGATAGATCTCCACCACCTTGAAAAGGTAAACAGGTTTTACTCTTCCATGATTGCCATTTGGAACCACATCATAAAACTTCAAAACGTGGGTTCTTTCTTCTTCTGGGATTTCGTGATAATCCTGAGTACCAGAATAATCAATCTCAAACAGTTGACCTGCAGGAGAGATCCAGTAATCATTCATACAACAATCTAAATCTTTTGTTTGAAGTTCTCTGTGTAGATATCCAGGACCTAAGTCATAAGAACTTCTTACAGTGTCAAACATACCCATTCTTTTTCTCCATAAAAAAGAGGGTATGTACTGGATTTTGCCAGTTACCCTCTTGATGCGCCGACGATATTCAGTTGTATTTAGAGAGCATTGCCACGAGGCATAATTTCCTCTGGAAACTGGAAATTTTCGTGAGGTTGATCCACTGTAGCCATCCATACTCTCAAGCCTTCATTCAAAAGCTGATTTTTTGTATAGAACGTTTCAAATTCTGGATCCTCTGCTGCTCTAATCTCTTGTGATACAAAATCGTAAGCTCTAAGATTAAGTGCAAGACCAATAATACCGATGCTACTGGTCCAAAGGCCCATAACAGGAACAAACAACATAAAGAAGTGTAACCAACGCTTATTGCTGAATGCAATACCGAAAATCTGCGACCAAAAACGGTTCGCTGTAACCATGGAATATGTTTCCTCTTCTTGAGTTGGTTCAAAAGCTTTGAACGTATTCGCTTGATCACTGTCTTCAAAGAGGGTGTTCTCAACTGTTGCTCCATGGATCGCACAAAGTAATGCTCCTCCCAGTATACCAGCAACTCCCATCATGTGAAAGGGGTTGAGTGTCCAGTTGTGGAAACCTTGTAGGAAAAGTAAGAACCTAAAGATCGCTGCAACGCCAAACGATGGCGCAAAGAACCAACTGGACTGTCCGAGAGGGTACATGAGAAAAACAGACACAAAGACAGCAATCGGACCAGAAAAGGCGATAGCATTGTACGGTCTAATCCCTACTAAACGTGCGATTTCAAATTGACGCAACATGAAACCTATAAGACTGAAGGCTCCGTGGAGCGCCACAAAAGTCCATAGTCCCCCAAGTTGGAACCAGCGGACGATATCTCCCTGAGCCTCAGGGCCCCAGAGAAGAAGAAGAGAATGACCCATACTATCTGCTGGAGTACTAACTGCCGCAGTAAGAAAGTTTGCACCCTCAAGATAACTGGATGCAAGGCCATGAGTGTACCAACTCGTAACGAAAGTTGTCCCAGTAAGCCAACCACCAAGAGCAAGATAA